TGAGCGGGACGTATGCGACGGCTTCCCATGCCCATGCTGCGAGCGCCATTACCTCTGGAACCATTGACACCGCGCGATTAGGTAGTGGCACGGCGAATTCCAGTACCTATCTCCGGGGCGATCAGACGTGGGCCGCAGCAGCGGGTGGTGTGGCGTCGGATACCCATGCCGCAACCGAGAAAACCACGCCCGTGGATGCCGATGAATTGCCGCTCGTGGATAGTGCGGCGAGTTGGGTGCTGAAGAAACTTTCGTGGACGAATTTGAAGGCAACATTGGCCGGCGTATTTCTATTGCTGGCCGGGAAGAGTGGCGGCCAAACCCTCATCGGCGGCACGGGTGTAACCGATAAGCTGGTGTTGCAAGGCACGAGCGGGAATGGAACTTCAACGGCGACGGCGCTTGAGGTGAAAGTCGGCAACAACGGCGCAACCAGTGCGGTAACGGTGTTGAATAATGGTGTAGTGGGAATTGGGGTGACGAATCCACAAACACTCCTGCATGTTTACGGGGCAGGAAGTTCAAACGGAAATATACCAGGATTTACATTTGAGCGATCCGACACGACTAACACGACTAGATTACAGCATTATTTTGCTGGAATAAATTATATCTCACAAAATATATACAGAGATGTGGGTGGATATTGGTATCTGAGCAACACAGCTAATCCAGGCTCGTATATTCTTCAAGATACTCGCGCAGGACAGGGATATATTGCATTTAGTATAAACGCGGCGGCATCTGGTGTAGTGATTCCCAGCGAAAAAATGAGAATCAATGTAAACGGTTATCTCGGCATCGGGACGACAAGTCCTGCGACAGAGGTTCATGTGGTGAAGACCACTGAACAACTCCGCCTCGGCTATGACGCCACCTATTACGCGAGTTTCACGGTATCCAGCGCGGGTAATCTGACGATTGATACGGTAGGCAATACCATCTACACCCCGGACACGATTGAAAATACCACGAATGGAGCAGGTATTGTCTTGAAATCGCCGGACGGGACTCGGTATCGAATCACCGTCGCCAATGGCGGCACCCTCTCTATTTCTGCGGCATGAGGTTTTTATTATGTCCATTACTACGTCAGTTGTCAATCTTGAAACCAATCAAGAATTCCGGCAGTACGTCAAACTGTTTTTTCTCTCGGCGGCGGACTGGGTATTGTCGGGGAACTTCCCGGCCAATGTCACCACGGATGCGGATAAAAACAAGCTGACGCAGTTTGCCAGCGACTTGTACAAAGGCAACGTGAATCTCAATTCCCAAGTGCTGGCGTTGCTCGCACAGGGGGCGATTCAAGACAAGATCAACAGCGCAGAAGGCGTCGCCGGAGCGTACTCGATCATGCAGACCCAGGTGCGTTTAAATCTGCGCAACATTGCGGGCTGTGTGAAGGTGTACGGTGAAGTTGCACCCTAAGCGTTGACCATGACCCTCGATAAAAACCCTCCAGAAACCGGCCTGAACCTCCGTGAGCCGCAATACGCGGGTTGGCGGGATGCAGAGGACACGTCGGCCCGTAATTTCCGGCGCGAGATCGAGCGGGAAGAGCGGGAACTGCTGCGGCAAAATCAGAGTGAGCATGAGGATTTGCGGGCGCGGGTGGATCGACTGGAGCGCAACATGGAACGCCGCGAGCCGGTCATTGAAGCGGCCAGTACGATGGTGGCGGCGTCCAAGATGGTCAAAGCCGCGATAGTGATTTTAGCGGTTCTGTTGTCCGTCATCACCGGAGCCATTCAGCTTCTCGATAAGTGGATGCAGAAATGACCCAAACGACTTGGTGGAAAAACCATTGCTTCTGGTGCTACCACGTTGCCGCGATCCTGATCTTCGCGTGTCTGGTGTCCGTCCCGTTTTGCGTCTGGCTCTGGTGGGGCTGGTTTGCCGATCAAGGCGTGGTGATTTCGTTTGGGCAAGGCACGGCGACGCCTACCGTAGTGCGTCATGGCGATACCTTGACGATTTATCAACCGGCGCACAAATACCGGGATTGCGACGGGACGATTCGGCGGGTCATCAGTGGAGATTGCGGTCATCACGTCACTTGGGAGGGGCCGAGTTCGCTGATCAAGGATTTTGATGGACGCTTGGTGTTGCCGATTAGAATCCCCTTCGAGCTAATTCCCGGACAATGCAGTTTCAAGATTTATGCGCGGTATTATTGCAATCCAGTAGATCGGTTCTTTGAGCGACAAGTGTACGAGAGTCCGGCTGTGGAATTTACGGTAAAGGGATGGGAGGAGTAGCGGATGACGCCCAAACAAAGCGCGTTTGTCGACTATTACGCCGCATCAGGGAATGCTGTAGATGCGGCACGAAAAGCGGGCTATAAAAAACCCCATCCGCAAGGTGCTGAAAACCTACAGAAACCTACTATTCAACAAGCTTTAGCCGAACGCAACAAAGAAGTATCACAATCGCGCATCGCCACCATCAAAGAGCGTCAAGAATTCTGGACTGCGGTATTGCGTGGACAGGAACCGGACGCCGACATGAAAGACCGACTTAAGGCCAGTGAGCTATTAGGCAAGTGCCACGGCGATTTTATTGATCGCGTGGAAAGCACTGGCGTCCATGAGATCGTGGTGCGCTATGTCCAAGAGTAGCCTAGAAATCCAGTTGCAAGCCGCACACCCGGCGCAACTGCAAATTCTCAATGAATCCCGTCGCTTCAATCTTGCGTGTATGGGCCGGCGATTCGGGAAAAGCGCGCTGGGCATTCGGTTGTTGGCAGAAACCGCACTGCAAAAACGCCCCGCTGCGTGGTTTGCCCCGACTTACAAATTACTCGATGAAGCATGGCGGGAAGCGCGGCGGCGGTTAGCGCCGATTATCACCCGGCAAGACACGCAACAGCATCGCATGGAGTTGATGACCGGGGGCAGTCTGGATTTTTGGAGTCTGGACAATCCCGATGCAGGCCGATCTCGCAAATACGCCCGCGTGATCATTGACGAAGCCGCCATGGCGCGGAATCTGGAGGAAGCCTGGACACAGGCAATCCGCCCGACGCTGGCCGATTTGGCCGGCGATGCGTGGTTTTTTTCGACTCCCAAAGGCGGAAATTTTTTCAAAACGCTGTACGACAAAGCCGGTGATGACCCGGAATGGCAACGCTGGCAGATGCCCACCAGCCGCAACCCGTATATTGCGCCGACTGAGATTGACGCCATGCGCCGGGACTTGCCCGATATCGTGTTCCGCCAGGAAGTGCAAGCCGAATTTGTCGATTTGGCCGGCGTGGTGATGCGTCGGGAATGGCTGAAATACGGCAGCGCCAGTCCTGTTGGCGTCTCCCTCGGCGTCGATCTGGCCTTGAGTACCAAGACCACCGCCGACTATACCGCGATTGTCGCCATGTGTCGGGATGCCGGCGGTACGGTGTGCATTCTGGACGCTCAGCGGATTCAAGCGCCGTTTCATTCCGTGCTGCAATTCATTCAGCAAATGGCGGAAAAATGGAATCCCGTGGTCATCGCTATTGAGCAAGTGCAGTACCAGGCGGCTGTGGTTCAGGAGCTGCTGCGCACCACCACGTTGCCGGTCATGGGTGTCAGGCCGGACAAAGACAAGCTCACCCGCTTCCTACCGCTGTTGGCGCGCTATGAGCAGGGATTGATTGTCCATGCGCCCAGCTTGCCTGCGTGGTTTGAAGAGGAATTGCTGACATTCCCGATGGGCGAACACGACGATGGAGTGGATGCTGCATCCATGGCCTTTGACGCCCTGCCCGCGCTATCCGTCCCGGATTATGGCCTTTACGAAGCGCCGAAAAAATTGGAGTTTTGCTGATGAACTGGCTACGTCTCTTTACTCCGCGAACCACGCTGGCACTGGCTGACAACGCCCGGCAACCGCTCTACAGCGAGCAAGCGTTTGACCGGGTACTGGCCTATCTGACCTCTGTCCCCGACCCGGATTTGATGCTGCAAAAAGCGGGGATTGAGCGTCAGCACCTCCGATTTTTGGAACTCGATGATGAAGTTGCGCAATGCGTAGAGACGCGCAAGGATGCCGTGCTGGCCGTCCCGCGCCGATTGGAGCCGAATCAAACCCGTGCCAGCAAATGGCTGATGATGGCGATGGAGCCGCACTTTGAGACGGTCTTGAGGGCCGTGATGAGCGCGGTGTTCTACGGCTATTCCGTGCTGGAAATCACCTATCGACTGGACGCCGGGCGAACGGTCATTGATCGCGTCGATGAACGCAACATCGAATGGTTCAGGATTCACCCGACGCTCGGATGGCGTTATTTCCCGAATGACGGGAGCGGCGGGATGGACGGACTGGAACTCGACCCGCGCAAATTCTTCATCACGATTCGTCACCCCACGACCCGCAACCCCTATGGCGAAAGCCTGTTGTCGCGTCTCTGGTTCCCCGTTACCTGGCGGCGGGAAGGCTGGCAGATGTGGCTCAAATTCCTGGAGACGTTCGGGCAGCCGATTGTCATTGGCCGGGTGTTTGATTACAACGGCTTCGTAACGGCCATGCAAAAACAGGGCGTCCGCTCCGTGATTGGCTGGCAAGGTCGTGCTGATGATTCCGTGACCACCATCAACGCCAGCAACCCCGGCGAATTCGAACGGCTGGAAATGGCCGTGACCAAGCGTATCCAGAAGTTGATCCTGGGGCAAACGCTGACCTCTGATGTCGGTAGCGCCGGCAGCTATGCAGCGGCGAAAGTCCACAACGATGTCCGGCACGACAAGACCCTGGCCGATAGCCGGCTGGCCGTGCATACCATCCAGCGAGTGGTTGACGTACTGGCGGATTTGAATGGACTGCCACGCCATACCTTCGTCATGGCCGATGATGTGGGCTTGGAAGCGGAACGGGCGACCCGCGACGCCGCGCTGTTGCCCGTGTTGACGGCCAGCGGCTTGAAGCTCACGCAAAACTATTTCGAGGATCGCTATGACTACCGCAGCGAAGACCTGGAGGCAGTTGAAACGGACGATCTTGGCGCGCCAGGCGAACCGGAACCGGCAACGCAACCTAAGCCTCCCGGCGAAACCGAAACCCTTGACGCCCGCGCCGAAGTCTTGACGCTGGCCGCGCCGAAATTCACCCGCACTCAGCAGGAAATTGAGGATTTAGGCGATGCGTTGCTCGATGAGGCGCCGGCCAATCCGCTAGACCCTGACCGCTTGCGAGATGCGATCATGGGCGCGAAAGATGAAGCGGACTTGCGCGAACGGCTGTTGGTGGTCTGGGAGAAGGGGCCGGATAAGGATTTTGCCGATACGCTGGAAAAAGCCGCCTTCATGGCGCGGGTCATTGGCTATGTCAGCGCGGATGAGGGGCGCAGCTGATGACCCTCCCCGCCTTCAATGAAGCGCTGGAATACGCCAAGAAGCGAAAGATCGTCTTGCCGGAAGAATTCTACGATCCAAAAAACCAAGACCGGCACGGCGAATTGATGACGATCTCCAATCTGGCCGGCCTGAGTCAGATTCAGGCGGTCACGGATGATCTGATGACAGCGCTGGAAAATGGGGAGACGTTTGAGCAGTGGCAACAGCGGGCGCTGAGTACCGAGGGCGTCGGTGGGTTGCCGCCGGGCCGCACAGAAACCGTTTTTCGGAACTACATGCAAACCGCTTATAACGGCGGGCGCTGGGCGCAATTCGAGCGCAATAAAAAAGCGGTTCCCTATCTGATGTACAGCGCTATTAATGACGCCCGAACGACCGATATTTGCCGTCATCGTAACGGAATTATCCGGGAAGTCGATGATCCCTTCTGGGCGAGCAATTCCCCTCCCGCACACCATCGCTGCCGTAGCACATTGATTTCTTTGACAAAATCGCAAGCCCAAAACCGCAGCGGGGCCGATACCGGGCTGAACCAGAAACCGCCGAAAGAGCCTGTGGCCGACGGCTGGGGCCGGCGTCCGACGCCGCAGGAACAGGCGGAAACCTTGACCTTGTTACTGGCGGACAAGCTGAAAAACTATCCCAAATCCGCCTGGCCGCGCATTACCGACGTGTTTATGGAACTCTGGGCGATGTTGGGCAAACTGATTCGGAGCCTGATCCCGCTATGATTGACGTGGAGATTGATGATCAAAGTACCCGCGACCTGATCAATGAACTCAAGCGGCGGATGGGCAACCTCACGCCCGTCATGGAAGCGGTCGGGCAGATTATTCAATCCGGGACACAACAGCGGTTTGTGGATCAGCAAGCACCGGATGGAACGCCGTGGGAAGCGCTCTCACAAGTGACGTTGGATCGGCGACGGAAAGCCGGCAAGGGCGCGCAAATCCTGCGGGATACCGGGCGACTGATGAACAGCATCAGCTACCGGGTGAACGGCGATAGCGTCAGCGTGTTTACCAACGTGATCTATGCCCCGACGCATCAACTCGGCGCTCAGCAGGGAGACTACCGCGCCAGCCCGCCGGTTCCTTGGGGCGACATCCCGGCGCGCCCGTTTCTGGGCTACAGCGCCAGCGATGAAGAAGCCGTGTTGGAAGTGTTGCAAGGCTACCTCCAAGCCAATCAGCCGCTCTCCTGGTGGCAGCGACTCGTGGCGAGCCTACGGCGGTTCTTTTCATGATGGGGGATGATTTGGCTGATCTGGAAACGCTCACCGTAACCTGTTTGCGCCGATGGGGACTGGCGGACGCCGAGGCCATTACCGCTCACCTGCTGGCTGACCTGCGGCGGCATTTGGCGGGAAATACCCTGTATATTGATAAAGGGTTCCAAGCGAGAAACGAACAAATCCGCGCGGCGTTCAATGGGCGCAATGCCGCCAAGCTGGCCGCACAGTATGGGCTGTCCAGAAGGCACATTGAGCGGATCGTTAATCCGTGACCCCGCAGGAGTCCGCTAAGAGGCCAAAGGTGGCGAATTCGAGACCTTTGCGAACCCGTTCACGATCAGCGTAGACTGCAATCTCCATTCCTTGGAGATCATCTGATGAAAACGACTCTGATGATAATCGCCCTGCTGATCACGGCGCCGGCGTGGGGGCAAAAGGTCTACAAATGCCCGCAGCCTGACGGGAGCCTGAAATACCAAAGCACTCGATGTATGGATGGAACCCGTGGGCGCATTCAGATTCAGGACAACGGCACGGTCACGGGTCCGGCCAATGATGTTGTTTCATCGCCGACCGTACCGACTACCAAGCCAACGCCGGTTGCCGCGCCGTTCCGCCCCGCGCCCGCGCCTCAATCCCGCTCCGTCACGGAGTCGCAAGCCTGGAAAGGGCTGGATAAGATTCAGGCGGAATCCACATCCACGATTAACGCCTTGCAGCGGATGAAACGGTAATTGTTGCTCTTGACAGTCCCCGCAAAATGCGCCTATCCTTTGCGTACTTGAATGCAAAAGGCGGTACATTCCGCCCCGATAGGCGCTTTTTTTATGCCCGGCGTTCGCATGGACGGCGGGCGCATACCCTGCGATAATGGCCGATGACAGGGTAGGATGGGGAATGGTGAATAAGGGTTTACCCGAATAGCCGTCCGAGCTTCCTTTTGCGCTCAAGTGGAGTCCTACCTTGTCGCCGCCTACTGGCGACATCTCACTTAAAGCAAAAGGTGTCCCATGACTACGCAGTTAATCCCCTTCTCGTTTGAGTCTGCCTCTTTGCGCGTTGTTGTTGTTGATGGACAACCGCTCTTTTCGGCCCGTGATATTGCGCTGACCTTTGGCTATGCCAATCCCGCAAAAGCCTACCAAGACCACTGTAAGTTATTGAAAAAGCTTAGCTATAACGAATTGGTTGGCTTGGAATGGGAAAATCCGAACCCGCAAGGCGAGTACGTGATGCCGGAATCTGACGTATATCGGATGATTACGCATAGCCAAATGCCGGAAGCCAAAAAGTTTGCTGATTGGGTGTTTGAGGAAGTCCTGCCCTCCATCCGCCAGACCGGCGGTTACATCCTGCCCGCCAAGCCTGCGCCCGTCGCGGATGTTGTATTGCTCAAAAACCGGCAAGCCAAAAGCACGCTGAATCTCTACCTGAGCGCCGCCAAGATGCTCGGCACGGACACGCCGATGGCCCGCGCCATTGCCGTAGACGTGGTGAAGCAGCAGCACGGGATTGATTTTCAGCCACTCCTGGCCGGGAATGTCATCGAAGAGAAACCGATGACGCCGACTGAACTGGGCAAGTTGCGCGGATGGACGGCCAAGGGAACGAACCTGCAACTGGCGCTGGCGGGACTGCAAACCAAAACCGATGAGGGTGATTGGATACCGACCGAGCGCGGACGCCCCTACTGCACCTGCAATCCCTACAAAGCCCCGCACAGTCAGCATACCGGCTACCGGACGCTCTGGTATCGCACGGTTTTTGAACTGCTACTGGATAGCAACCCCGATCATCGGGATGCCGCGTGATGACCCCCGACCCCTACGAATCCACCACGGGCGACCTGATTGATTTGGTCTACGATTTACAGGGAACGCTACGGATGCTGGCGGAACTGCTGACCCAAGACCGCAACAATCCGGTTTCCACGACCGCTTGGCATTACCTGGCCTGCGCGCATTACTACCTGCGCAGCGATATAGCGCCGCGTATTCATTAACCACAGCCGCCCGTCGCAAGGCGGGCTTTGGAGATGATGATGAATTCCTTTGAAAATACCGAAGATTGCAGCTATTTAATTCGCCGACTCATTACGGAACCCGCCGATAGTGTTGAAGGTATTGGGTTTCGCTGCGAAGTGGTAAGCATCGATAATAGGGCAGTCAAGCTTAAATTTATCATTGTAGATAAAGACGGCCAGACCTTGCGTGATCTGTCTACGGACAGGCTTCACGAAGGGGAAACGATCACTCTATTTAATTTCAGTAAATTTTTTACCGTCAATGTGTCTTAGTGCAGGAGCGACCCATGAAAACCGTGACCCTCTTTATCACGTTGTCTCTGCTTTTCACCCTGCCCGCCCTTGCCGATCAAACCGTCAAAATGTCAGACGGTCGCGTGTGTACCTTCCGCAATGGCGAATTCAGCGGCTGCACTCGCAATAGCCAGTCCACAGCGCCGACCGTGGCGGAAAAGTACCTGATGCAGAAAACCGAAGATAGCAAGCGGCTGAATGAATGTCTGCGCATGGCGGATTGGCCGGGCAAGCCGGGCCGCGCTGAATGCGAACGGCTGTACGGGAGATAACCTGATCAGATTCCAATGACCCGCTTCGGCGGGTTTTTAATGCCTGCAATTTACGACAAAATTTAGTGTATTTTGTCATTTGATTCATGAAATAACCGTTTCATGAATACCTCCTATTACACCATCTCTGTTTCTGCCAGCAATCCCGTGGCTGAAATCCGTATTGACGGGCCGATTGGCGCGGGGCCGCTGGAGGAAAGCGTCAACGCCAAGCGGTTTGTGGCGGATTTAGCCAAGCTGAAATCCAGTGAGATTGACCTGTATTTAAACAGTCCAGGCGGCAGTGTTATGGATGCCAATGTCATCTATGGCGCACTGCAACGTCACCCGGCGAAAGTGAATGTCATTGTCGATGGCTGGGCATTATCCGCAGCGTCCATGATTGCTATGGCCGGCGATACCGTGTCCATGGGCAAACGCGCCATGATGATGCTGCACAACCCGCATACCGTGGTAGCGGGCAATGCCGCCGCCATTCGCAAAACTGCCGATATGCTGGACAAGATCAAGTTGACCATGGCGGATGTTTATAGCCAGCGCTTGAAAGGGACGCCTGATGAAATTGCAGCCATTTTAGACGCTGAAACCTGGTATAGCGCCGATGAAGCGGTTGAGGCCGGACTTGCGGATCGGGTCATTCCTGACTCCCGTTTGCCTGCTCCTGTACCGACTGCCCTTCTAAATCAAATCTCCCTGCCCGCCGCTTTTGCGGCCTATGCCCAAGATAACGAGGAGCCATCCTTGAGTACTGAACTGGAATCCCAGATTGCCGCTCTGCAACAGCAGAACGCCGACCTACAGACGCAACTGGCCGCCGAAAAAACGGCGCGTGAAGCGGCGGAATCCGCTGTCGCTGGCATCATGGCACAGGCTCGATTGACTGCCGTCAAGTCGCTCTTTGCCGATCTCAGCAAAGAGTTTAGCGACGAAGCCGCCAAGCCCTATCTGGCGATTCCCGATGAGGCGTTTGCCGCATTGGCCGCCGATTTGCGCAGCCTGAAACCGACGATTGACCCGGCATTGACCCAGCAAGTAGCGACTGCCGGGGCATCCGCGCCTGACCTTTTGAAACTCAACGCTCAACTCATGGCGCAAGTCGCCGGAAAGAAAAAGGAGTAAGCCATGGCGACCTATAACGAGCCGATGCGCCCCTACGAATTTGTCCTGTCGGATCATGGCGGGATTTCCTATGAATCCGTCACTCTCAACAGCGGGTCCGGTACGATTGTCGCCGGGTCTGTGCTAGGGCGGATTACCAAGCGCCAAGCGTCGGCGGCGATTCCGACGATTGTGGGAACCGGGACCAGCGCCATGTCGGCGCTGACCTTCGGGCCGGATGTGCAGGTGGGCAATTACACCATCACTGCAACGTCAACGAGCGCCACCAGCGTGCTGACGGTCGTAGCCCCGGATGGCACGGCACTCCCGAATGGCGCGGTCGGCACTACCTACAAATCCAGCCATATCGGGTTTTTGGTCACGGATGCCAGCACCACCGCTGGCGATTATTTTACCCTGGCGGTTGCGGCAGGCGGCACGCCGGTTTCAGCGGGCGGCAACGGCAACAGCGCCATGTCGGCCATCACGCTGGGCAAATTCGCACAGCGCGGCGCGTACAAAGTGGTGTGTACCTCCACGGGTTCGCACACGGCGACCTATGCGGTTATTGCGCCAGATGGCCAGCCCGTACTCAATACCGTTGACGGCTTGATGGGCTATGCCAGTTCCGGCGGCGCGGATGCGTTTGTATCGGATCACGTCAATTTCACCATCACGGACGGTTCAACCGACAACGTGGTAGGGACGTACTTCAACATCATCGTTGCTGGCTATTCCGCGCCAGAAGGTCTGTTGTGGGACCCGACTGCTGTGAATGGCGTCAACGAAGTGTTTGGCATTGCGACGCATGGCGCTGCCGCTTCCGGGACTGTCGCTGTGTTGACCCGCCTCGCGGAAGTCAAGACCTCGGCGCTGACCTGGAAATCGACCGTGACCGCTGCGCAAAAAACGGAAGCCTATCGCCAGATGGCCGCTAACAATCTGATCGTTCGGAGCTAATGATGGACATCTACCGCGATTACTTCACTCGTGAAAACCTGCTGGCCTCGCTGGCCAATGCCCAGTACATCCCCCGGATGTTGGGGGAAATGGGCCTGTTTCGCACCTTGGGCCTGACCAGCACCACGCTGTCGATTGAGGCGCTGCCCGACAACAACGTCGCGGAAAGCGCGGCCATTGCCCGTGGCGGTCCCCCGAAGGCGCTGATGCTGGAAAAGCGCGGCGTGGAACCGTTCACGACCGCTTCTTATGCCTGGAATGGCGCGGTGATGGCCGATGAGGTGCTGTCGGCACGGGCCGCCGGAACCAGTGGGGCCGCTGAGATTATCCAGACCCGCATTGCGGAACAAACCGCCATGCTGCGCAACCAGGCGGATTTCCAGTTGGAATACCTGCGCATGGCGGTGATCAACAGCGCTACCAATGCCTTTGGCACGGCGGGCGCGGATCAGACCATCGCCTTTGGTGCGTCGGATACCGTCGCCGTGCATCAGTCGATTCACCAACACATTACGCTGCGCTTGGAGGCTGCCCTGGGCGGGTTGTCCTATTCGGGCGTCGATGTACTGTGCAGCGACGTGTTTTGGCAGGGGTTCATTCAGTCGAAAACGGTCCGGGAAACCTATCTGAATACCGCCGCTGCGGCTCAGTTACGCGGGATTCCGATGGATTACATGGACTATGGCAACGTCCGTTGGTGGCGTTACCGGGCGTCCGGCAACATCGCCATTACCAGCGGCGAAGCGAAGGCGATTCCGCGCGGCGTACCGGGTCTGTTTATTCAGGCGTTTGCCCCGAATGACACGGTGGACTCCGTGGGAGCGGGCGCGATGGGCAGTCCGTACTACCTGAACAGCGAACCGTTGCGGACGCCGGCGGGCATCAAGGGTTATCAAATGACCCTGCAAACCCATCCGGTGATGGTCTGCACTCGCCCGCAGTGCGTCCTGACGGTGAGCCTGTCCTAATGGCTTATTGCACGGTTGCGGAAATGACAGCGCGGTTCGGCGAAATTGAACTGGCGCAGTTGACTGATCTTGAGGATCGGGAAACGGTCAACGAGGCGACCGTGCAAGCGGCGATCACGGATGCCAGCGGGGAAATCGACAGCTATCTGAGCGGTCGGTACGCCCTGCCCATCACCGATGTGACGCCCGATATGCTGCGGGCCGGCTGTATGGATTTGGCGCGGTATCGGCTGTATGACGATCATCCGCCCGATGTGGTGAAAGCCCGCCGGGCCGATTTCGTCACCTGGCTGAATCGCGTCGCCTTGGGCCATGTTCAGTTGCCGTTGACCGGGATTAGCGCAGATTCTTTGGTCAGCGGTATCGCCTCCACGGACCCGGCTACCGATGATGACGTGCCGACCTTTACCCGGTTGGTCTGGTAATGGCGAATCCATACACCCTGCCTGATTTGATGCTCACCCGGCTATCCACACTGGAATGGCCAGTGGTGCATGTGGCTGATTTGAACCGGGCGCTGGAGGAAACTCAGTTATCCCCAGCGCTTTTGGTGATTCCCTACGGTGTGCGCGTGGCGGATGATGGCGATGATGCGGCAATGCGGGAAACGGTACTGATTACTGCATTAGTGCGTTCCGTGAACCAGCGGGCCGGGACGCAAGCCCGGCAACAGGCCGGCGAATTATTGACGGCGGCGTCGCTGTTATTACGCGGCTGGCAACCCACCACGGGTTACACGCCCCTGGAATTGGAAAGCCCTCCACAACCGCAGTTCGTCAACGGCGTGGCGTTGTATCCCCTGCAATTTTCCTCGAATTATTCCATGGAGTGACTCCTTGATCTCATTGAGCGTTTGCGTACCGACCACGGGATTTTGCCGGGCGGAACATACCCTGAGCCTCGTTAATTTCGGCCTGTTCTTCATGCGGGAGCGAATTTTTGAAGGCGAAGATCAGAGCGTAGTGTTTCGGCATTATCAGTCCAGTTGCATCAGCAATGGCCGGGAATACCTCGTTCAGCAATCGCTCGATGAAGGCGCAACGCACGTGCTGTTCATTGATGAGGATATTCAGTTTTCCATGGAGGCTGTGCATACCATGGCCGCTCGCCGGCAACCGCTGATTTGTGCCAACTACAAAATCCGCTATGAAGGCGCGCCGTTTGCGGCGATTAGCCCGGATTTTGAGACGCGCATCGCCACGACAACGGATTCCCCTGATGTGGAGCCGTGCGGCGCATGTGGATTCGGACTGGCATTGATTGCGCGGGAAGTCTTTGAGTCGATTCCTCAACCGTGGTTTCCCATTCACTGGTCAGATGAATCCAAAACCTACAGCACTGAAGACGTGCCGTTTTTCCTGGCAGTGCAAAAAGCGGGGTTTGTCCCGCTGATTGATCACGTCGCGAGCCGCAAGGTGGCTCATATTGGCAGTTATCGTTACCGCTGGGACGGTCCCGGCTCAACTCAAGGATAAGCCCCATGGCTACTCTTACCAATGCCGGTGTCTACTATGAGTCCGGCCAGTCTCAACAGTCCTTCGCG